CTTGGGTATATATCATCATTCACATTATTAGTGTATTCGGGATATGTAGTTTGGTTAAAAGCCATAAAGTCAATAAATCTTCTACTATACCATTCTGCGTTTGTTCTTGCTTTTTCTACTAAAAAATCTATTTCGTTTTTGTCTACCGATTGTGCATTTTCTGATGTATGCTTAAACACACCACCATTTTTAATTTGATACGCTGCAAATGGCATATAGTTAGATTGTGCATACCATATTAACATAGGTACTATATAATCATTTAAAACTGTTTTCCACCTTGCATTTGCTGGTTGGTCAATAGTAGGTATTGCAGCAGTTAAACCATCGTACATTTTAGTTCCCATAAGTTGCTGAACATCTATCTCTTGTGCAATCTTAATAAACTGAATAAACTTATCAGTATCTACATTACCATCCATAATTGAATTACGGATCAAATCAGTTCTATTTATAAATAAAGTTGTAGCCATTATCTTCTTGTATTACTTGGTAAAAACCCCTCATTAGGCATATCAATCGGTCTTTTTGCTACTAATGGGTTATTTTTCTCTGGTTTGAATCCTTTTCTTTTTGCTTCTGCTACACTTATAGCTGGTGCAGTTGGACTTTTAACATCTATTCGTTTGCTATCTAATGTAAACATATAAGTTTTTCTTGTCCAATAATGATGACAAGCACCTCCACCTTTGTAAAACCATATAGAATATGTAGCAGCACCTCGTGGTCCCCAACCAGCATTTACTGGCTTATATCCCATTTGCAATATATCCTCTTTTCTGTATAGTTTTTTTGATGCTACCATTTTTTTGCAAAAATCTCTTGATACATCTTTACCACCATCAAAGGTATCTTTTAAAGGTGCATATTGATAACGTACTTTAAATGCAACCTCTCCTACTGCTTCATCTTGGCTTGACTTACTATTTGGTCTTGATGTTCCAGTTGATACAAATTCCCACATTTTTGCTAATGTGCTTTTATCTTTTTTTTTGTTTAATTGATCTATTTGATAATCCAATGCTTCTTCATCATCATAATCAACTTTACGTTCATCTATCAAAGTCCAATTTTTTAAATCTTCATCTTCTCCAAACTCCTCCATAAAATTGTCTAATTCTGTTTTTTCGGTAGACATTTTAACACAATTAGGTACTTCCTTACCATCTTTTATTTTTGTACCATATTGTTCGTAACCATCCCAACAAGGTGCTTTAAGTTCTTCGTGTGTTTCACAAGGCATATAATATGTAACACCCTCTACCTCGTGTGCGTGATAACCACCACAACCCATTTCTTCTGCTACCTTTATTGCTTCTTCTTTGGTTTCGTATGCTTGTTTACCATCAATTTTTTTTAATGATAATTTTTCCATTTCAACACCAGTTTCTTCTTCAATAGTTTCATCATCTTGTACTGACTTATCTACATCTGTAAATTCTAATGGTTGTAAGGTTGTAAAGTATAGGTTTAAAGCAATATCATTGTAAGCAAGTATTTGGTCAAAGCAATCAATTAAAAGTTCTTGAAATGGTCTTATAACTGTGTTATCCATTAAAAGAGATGCAGTCTTTATCTCATCTGCATTGTTACCTAAACCACTTCCATCTTTTATACCTAATAACATAGGAGAAACGATCCGATGTGCTACCATTATTTTTTGTGTACTTTCTTCACTTAAAAATTGGTATTGGTTATGTGCATCACTTAATTGTACTGGTGTTATTTCTGCTTGACTTTCCTTATTATCATTAAAAGCCAATATAAACTTTCCAGCATTAGATGTGCCACTAAACTTCTGTGCTATCTTCTTTTCTATTAATTGTCTTTCTTGTTGGTTAGGTGTTCCGTTGTTGAAATTAATTAACATTGATGGTGCAAGACCATTCATAATGTTGTTGAGGTGGTAATTAGATACTTCTTCTTCCAACTCTGCATATTGTAACCCACCTTGATAATCTACTGGACTGTAATAATAGAAACCACTTTTATATGGCTTTATATAATAAATTTCAATACCCTCATTAGACATTCCATAAGCTGGTATTCTTAAAGGTACATCACTACGTTTTATATTTGCCCAATCTTTAAAATAATAATATGCTGGTATTTCTCCATCTTCGTTGCATTTTTCAGCACGTAAAGTTTCAATAGGCATATGCTCTAACTGAACAATTTTACTTCTGTCCTTTGAGTAAATTACTTGTATTGCAGCATTACCCATTAGCTTTAAATCATAAGATACTTTTCTAACTACATCCTTTTTAAATAAAGAAACCATTTGAGCATACTCATTAGGTTTTTTAGATGAATCAGTAGCATTTAATCCTTTTCCATAAATAGCTTGGCTAATGCCATTAATAGCAGCGTTATTAGTAGGAGAACCATTGTATCTATCTATTAAATATTGAAAGTAATTGTTATCTGCACCATATTCAATGTAATCTTTACCATTAACTTCTTTAATTACTGGACTTGTGTAGGTGCTTAAATTAACAAAGCCAAATTCTGAAACTTTAGATGCCTTTGATACTTTTGTGAATTGTCCTTTACTATTTCTTTGTCTTTTCATATTACTATATAAGTATTATTATAACCATCATAGGTTGTGTATTGACCTTTATTTAAGTTATAATAGTCATTATTTTCTTGGTCTATATCTTGATTGGTGCAGAATATTTTATCCTTATAAATAACTGCATCATCTTTATCATCTACATTCCAAAGTGTTGTATTATTTTGCCATAACTTTACGTTTGTATTCCAAAAACTATATGCAGTTTCTAAAGTTAAATCGTAAAAATGATTCTCAACTAATATAGGGTTAAATACATTTGTAAATTGTAAATAATTACCTACTTGTGTTGCATTGCCAATTGTATAACTATTTGTTACGTTTGTACTATCATCTCGTACTCTTATAACAAAATCTGCTATATAATCTCTTGGTATTACTTTTAACGTTTGTGCAGTTGCAATTGTGCTTAATATAATCATCAACTATATAACGTAAATAATTAACTAATTTGTAGAAATTATATTGTAAAAAAAAAGCACCCTATAAAGGATGCTTAATTCTAACTAAATAATAAACCTCTTATGGTAGTGGAGGTGTATCTGCTGGTGTTGGGTCAATCGGTGATGCTGCTGCAGTTACTGCTGCTGATAAAAAGAAAGGTGCACTTTCTTCCATTCCCTCAAATGTAAGTGTAAAACCACTTAAATCCCCAGCTGCTGCTCCAGTCACTATTGTTCCACCAGTTACTTCCATACCATTTTCATATCCACACAAGAAGTTATTTCCATAGTAATCTTGAACAACTACGTATGGTCTTGATAATGCAATATTTTGTAATTGTTGTTGTGTTAATGCATCTAAAAACGTTAATGTTAAATTTAAAGTTTGAGTGTAAAAAGTTGTTCCATTTTCTCTACTACTTGTAACAGTAGTTTCTAAAGATGAATTTCCTTTTACTGCATATTCGTACCAAGTTGTGCTTCCAGCTATTGTTGCTTCCCCAGTTGTAGCACTTATTGTTACACCAGTAATAGTACCAAAGTTTGCAAGGAAAACAGATTTTATCCCTCCAAATGCACTTTTGCAAGGTAATGCTCTACCTTTTGTTATTGTACAAGCCATTGTTTTATATTTTTTTTAAAAAAAAAGGGCAAGTAGATAACCTACCTACCCTAATTTATTGGTTAATTAATTTTTAAGCGTATTGCACTAAATCTTCTGCAACTCCAAACTGTACTCCAGATGTAAATCTCATTACCATTCGTACATTGTCTGAACCATCTAAATCTGCCATATCCAATACTTTTACTTGGTTTGTATCATTTAACAATCCAGTTCCAAAGTATAGGTTACTTCTTTGTGCTGCATACATTTTGTTGTCTGACATACCAGGACATACAAAAATCTTAACACCATTAACAGTTAGTGAACCGTTGTTCCACCATTGCGTTCCCATATTGTTAACACCATTTGCACCTAATCCACTTGCTGCGAAACCTCCTAATGCTTGAACATATAGTTTAGCTGCTTTAGAACCGATGTAGATAAACAAATCTTCTTTTCCATAAAGTGAACCTGGAATAGCATTTACTACTTTAGAAAGTTCAGCAATAATGTTTGCTGCAGTTAATGTAGTTTTAGTAATTTTTTGTGCTGCTGGAATACTACTTGCTGCTGCTAAAATTATTTTTTCAAACCCATCAAATGAATTGTTAGAACTTGCAGCAGTATTTCCTTGCCAAATACAAAGTTCTGTGTTCTGTGCAACTTCTGCTGCTACGTGAGCAATCATAAAGTCTGAAAATTTAGGAGGTAAAGTTTGACCTAAACCGAATCCCATAGACTGGCTCTCCCAATCATCAACAAATGATTTTTTACAAAGTTGTAAATTTACTTGTAATTCTTTTGGTTCAATAATTCTTTCAGTTAATGTTACAGTAGATGTTGGTGTAAAATCACATCCAGCAGCAGTTACTAAAGAACTTGTTGCTAATTTTTTAATTACTTCTTTGTAACTAATGTTTGCTTTTACTGTTAATCCACCATCATCGATAGTTGATGCTGAAAGTAAAGCTGCTGCAATATACTCTCCAGCAAATTCCCCAGCATAGGTAGAAGTTATTGTTACAGTAGTTGCAAGATTTGTTTTTCTTAAATTTGCCATTTTTATTTTATTTATTTAATTTATTTAATACTCTATCTAAAGTTGTTCCGAATTTACCTTTAGCAAATTCCATATTTCTTTTTTGTTTTACTTCNCCCTCTGGGTTGTGCTTGATTGGTTTAGCAGCAGCAGAAAGTTCTTCCTTAACTTCTTCTTTTACTTCCTCTGACATTTCTTCTTTTTCTTCTTCTTCTTCTGACTTTTCTACTTTATCAGCTTTTAAATCTGCAATAGCATCTTCAAGGTTTTTGATACGCTTTTCCATACCTTTCCAATCTGCAACATCAGCTTCTTCTTCCAAATCTTCTGTTTCTTCTTTAGGTTCTTCTTCTTCTTTAGCTGGTACATCATCAGATACATCTCTTACATCTGCAATGATACCCTCCTCCTCTACGATCAATAATTTACCATCTTCAAGGATATACTCCCCAACTGGCATTGCTACTTTTTCATCATCGGTTACAATGAATACTTCGTTTCCTTTTTCTAATGATTCAGTTGTGATAACTGTTCCATTCTCTAACTTCATTTCTTCAAGGTTTACCTCGATGTTTAGAAGTGTTTTAATGTCATTTAACATTTTGGTTGCTTTCATAATACTTATATAACGATTTTTAATTTATTTTTTGCGTTTTCAGTCTGTTCTTGTTATTACACCTATGCCTTGTGCCCTCATAGAGCCATCACAACAGTCAATAGAATACTTGTTAGTATCCCAACATAAACAAGCACGTGATGAACCTTTAGGTGATGTTCTACTTGGTATATAGGTTTTGTTGTTTCTTTGCATTTATTTTATATATTTGTCTTATTAATTTAAAACATAAATTATGTTAGATGTTATTAGTCAATTAAAATACGATGTTCAAAACATTGAATCAAAACTTAATGCTATTAAAAAAGCTAAAAAAGAAATGTTATCTTTAGATGGTACTCCAGCTTACGATACAAGAAAATTAGCTATTGATAATTGGCAAAAAGAAATTAAAGAACATATTGAATTAATTGATGTATATTATATTAAACTTAAATCACTTTAAATTATCTATTATTTGTTTTATATTGAAATTGATTTTGCTATTTTAAGCGCTTTATTAACTTCTTTCAGTAAATCTTCTGTTTGCTCACCAGATTTTGAAACAGTAATAGGTATATTTATACCAATATCTTTTGCTGCTTTTAAAATCTTATTGTATTGATTTAATGAATTTTCTCCATCTTTTTTTGCTTCACTCAAACTGCCAATAGATTTTTTTACCAACGCTTCTGCTTTAAATAAATCATCAAAACCATTTAATCTTGATGTATTAAATTTTGATATTGTTTTTTTAAAATCATCAACTAAAGCCAACTCAACTTTTTGTGTTTCCAACTCAACTTTTGCTAACTCTATATTCTCTTTTGGCATTTTACCCAATACCTTTGATAATCTACTTTTCATCTTTTAATATATTTATGATTTTATTTAATGTTTCTTTTCATACTTATTTATATTTATGCTTCAATTACTTTATTAAATTCCTTTTCCATATTTTTAACATCTCCAACAAGTTTTTGTAAGTTTAAATCTTTTACACTTGTACCTAATGATTTTGCTGCTTCTTCAATGTTTTTAAATAGTTTATTAAAATTAGTTATTCCACTATCACCCATAATTGCAGATTTTTTTGCTTTTGCTAAATCATCATCCATTTTATCTTTTATTTTCATTAAAGCATTATATGCAGTGTTTAAATCACTTACCATATTTAACTCAACCTTTTGTGCTGATAGTTCAACTTCTCCTTTTACTATTTTTTCTATTTTAAATAGTAATTCTTGTGCTATTTTTTCTTCTGACATATCTTCTTTAATTTTATCTTTAGGTGATTCCATTTTGTCTGCAAAGTAACCCTCAATAGAAAAACCTTTAACTTTATTTGTTTTAACATACTCTTGCCATATTTCATCATTGTTAACTTTTACTGCACCCATCCAAGTTCCTACTGGTACATTCAATCCGTATTTTCTTGACTTGTCTTGTACCTCATCTTCTACGATCCAACTTTCAACAAGTGTTAAACCTTTTAAAGTTTCGTTGTGTTCTAATGTACTATTATGCTGATAACCATTCTTTAAATATAACTGTGATGCTTTTTGTACCGTATCTTTAGAAAAGTAAATGTAATACTCTCCCTCTCCACCATTTCTGTAAATAGGTTTGTTAGGTATTAATAAAGCACCCATTAGTATTTTCTTATCCTCATCTACTTTAGCTAATTTTATTTCTTGGTCTTTTAAAGCAACAAAATCTGATTCAATAGCTGGACTTTCTACAATAGATATTGCTTCAACTCCAGTTTCCTCTTGTTCCTCATCTAAAATAAGTTCTATTATTTTCATAATTATATAACGTTTTTAATTTTAAATTTTGCGTTTATCCTATACTTGCACCCTCAATTATATTTCTATCTAATTCTTGTGCAGTAGATACATCAGTTGCAACAACGTATGCTCTTGTTGGTTCTTGTGTTTGACCACCTATTGCATCTGCTAATTGATTTGTTTCACTTGCTCCTACAATATTAAAAGCTGGTGGTTGACTTTCTGGTGTGTAAGTTGGTGTTGCACCACCTCCAGCTGCACCTCCACCTCCAGCACCACCTCTTGTTGGTACTTTAGTTTGTGTAATTTTCTTTACTGCACCGAAACCAGCTATTGCTACTGCTGCACTACCAGCTATTTTTGCTGCTATTGCCAAAGGTGTAGGTAAATTTGTATCTGCTGGGTTTCCCCATATTGCTGCTATACCAGTAAATGTACTTATTGTTGCTGCTGCTATTGCTAATGCTTTTCCAGCAGCAGTTTCTTCTCCAGCAAGTTGACTTAAACTTTGTAATCCATTTCCAACTTCATTATATGCAGCTAATTTTGCATCTTTTTCTTTTTGTGCTATTTCAATAGAAGCATCTGCTATTTCTTTATCTCTTTCTACCCCTTGTTGTCTTGACTGTTCCATAAACTCATCAAGAACAATTTGTGCATCTACCTTTGCTTGTGTACCAGCATTTGCATTATCAACTATTGCTTGTAGCCTTGTTGCTTCTTGTTCTGCTTCAAGTAAATCAATTTCTGCTAATCTTTCTAATCTTAATAGTTCATCTTCTATTTGTTCAGCATTAAATCGTTTCTGTTCTATTGATAATTTAGATTCACTTTCTAATATAGCATTGTTAAGTTCTATTCTCTCTTTATCTAATGCTAAATCATTTGATTTTTGTTCTGAACGGAAACCCTCTATCTGTGCAAGTACACCTTCTTTTTCTGCTTGTGCTTCTAATACCCTAACATAATCTTCATTCTTTCCAGTTAATTCAAATTGTGCTTGTGCAGCTGCCAATACTGTATCTGCATTTTTAAGCATTTCTTTTTCTTGCTCATCAAGTACCTTGTTTAAATCATTGTTGGCTTTTATTCTATCTGCAATACTATTACGTTCCTCATCTCTTACTTGCCTTAACTTTTCTGCTTCTCTATCCTTTTGTTCTAATACAATTCTTGATTGTGCTACTGCTATCTCTGCTGACTTTTTTAAAGCAAGATTTGACTTTGCAGTTTCAACTGATGCTTCAACACTTACTTCTTTTAACCCCTCTACTACTTGCGTTCCAATTTCTCCAACCTCTGTAACTGCTTCACCAAAATTAGTAACAACATCTTTACCAGCATCTAATGCTGCTTGTCCAACATCAAGGATATTTCCTTTAGTTTCTATAATAGACATATTAAGTTCAGCAATAGTTTGTGGATCACCATCTCCTAAAAATGATTTTTCCCACATCAACTGTGCTTCTTGTATTCCTAATGAAATACCATAGAAAGTTAATTTTAATGGTGTTAATGCTATTGTAACTAAACCACTAACTACTTTGCCTAAAGCATCAAAGTTTTCAGTTGCAGATGAAACGTTTTCATATACACTAACAAATACATTAGCAACTTCATTAAATAATATTTGTGCAGTTTCAAATACCAAGTTTAAACCATCCATTACTTTTTGGTTTTCTTGTATTGCACCACTTACAAATTCAAATGATTTTTGTAATAAGAATATAATACCACTTGCCTTTGCTAAATTCTTTATAGATATACCTACCTTTTTAATTCCTTTAGCACCATCCTCTGCACCTTTCTCTACTTTCTTTATAGAATCAGCAGTACGTTTATTAGCAGAAACAACTTCCTTTTCTAATTTTGCATATTCCTTTTGAAACTCATCAAGGTTTTTTACTGCTTCCTTGTATTTTAATTCAAAATCTACAACTACTTTTTGTGCCATATCTTGTTTCTTTTTATTTGTTTAGCACTTTCAGAAAATGTTTCTGCAAGTTTGTTTTTACCTTGTGCTATTCTTATGTTTTCTGTTTCTCCGTTTACTACTTGTAGTAAGTCAATTATATTTTTTATCATATCTGGGTTATTCCTTTTAATTTATTAAGTAATTCAAACTTTGTTTTCCCAGTTGTTAAATCTGTGGTTAATGAATTGATCCAATAGTGTTGTTGCCCTATTTCTATAATATCGTTTAATTCTAAACTACTAAATATCTTGTAAGGTAAATAAGCAGTAACTGTTGTTAATCTTCTTGAATTATTAAATACATTTTCTATATAAGTTCTGTATTCCGTTTGAAACAAAGTATCTGTAAATTTATTTATATTGATAGTAGGTTCATTAGCAGTATATTCATTCATTTCAACATTAAAGTGAATATTGAATTTACTTGTTCCAGAAAGTATTGATTTTGAATTTGATGCAATATAATAATCATCAATAACAGATTGAGTAGTAGCACCATCTCTAATTACAATTTCTGTTCCATTGGTTTGTAATATTGGATAAAAAAGTAAAGGTAAACCAAAATATGCTTCTTTATTATCATCAGCAAAATACCCATACTGAACAGTTGTTGAATCATTATTTGTAGCAGATGAATTGTATAACCTCTCAAACATCATATGTTCAAATGGCAATTCTATTTTATAACTTTCAGTAGGTGCATCATAAATAGCACCATTCAATGTATAACTTAAACTACCCCATTGCGTATTGTTAAATTGATTAAACTGTTTTGCTAAAAATGTTCCAACACCTTTATAGCTAAAATTAACTTCTTTAAATGGCAATGCAATATCTACACTTGATGTGCTTACATCTAAATACTCATCTATATTAATTATATTTGCATTATAATCCCAATTATAAAAGCTATCTAAAGTCTTTACAACAATAGTTCCAGTATTATTTACATAAGCAGTTAAGTTAAACATTTGAAACAACCCAGTTAGAAAATCAATAATTTTCATTTGTGGTATTTGTTCAGTTATATTAAAGTCTAAAGTAAGATTTGTAGAAAATGTATTTTGGTTACTATATATTTGTCTATTTAAAGCAGATGGATCTTGTGAATTAATTGCAATTATTGTCCATTCAATTTCACCAGTAGCAAAACCTAATGTACTTGCAGATGATACCTCTATTGTATATGTACTATTGTCATCTAATGCAGTAGGTGTAAACGTTACATATTGTTCTCCTTGTTGGTCTATAAACCCACCTACTTCTCCAAAGCCATTTCTAATTACTCTTACACTATAATTTTGGGTTAGGTTTAAAGGTTTAAGTCTTAATGTTGTTGATGAATAATTCCATTGAGATTTGGGTGCTGGTAAATCTAAAACAAGTTGACCATTTGTAACAGATGAAATATTAGTACCAGTTGTACCAGTTTGTTGTAAATCAGTTAAAGTTGTATATATTCTTTCAACTTGTGATTCTTCTGCTACATCTCCTTTTTTACGATGCAACCACATAAACAAATTGTTAAAATTTGTATTTGATGTGTTATTAAAAAAATCATTAGAAAATGTTATTGGGTAATCTGATTGTATTGCATCTATTATTGGTTTTAACCTTAAAGCATATTTAAACTGATTCCAATTAATACCAGTATTTGAATAACCAACTCTTGAATATAAATTACCATATGTATTTGATGTAGAATCATATATTGCTCTTTCTGTATGTGTTATTAATGGTACAAGTAAATCTCCACTAAATTGTGCTGACTGCATTGCAGTTTTAACTGTACTAAAATCATATACTGTATTAAATTGGTTTAACGATGATAATGTGCTTAATTGGTTATCTCCTAATATGTCTTTTAAGTCTACTGTATTACCATAGAAAGTTACTTTGTAGGTATGTGGTACGTTGTTTTTTAATTCAACACCAGTTAATGCTATTTTACCAGTTTTATATGGTATGTCATTTAGTTCTAATGCAGCATTTACTTTTATTCTTGCATCAAACCCACCATCAATAAGAAAATTATAATAATGTTTAAATATCTTATTGTTCTTTTTTGAAGCTGGTAATGAAAAGGTTTTAGTAAATTCTGTAAATATTTTCTTTATGTCTTTTACATTCTGTATGGTTTGTGTAAATGATACAGTTTCATCTTTGAATTGATCCACCCTTTCTGCTTCTGAATAAACAGTTGCATTACCTATATATAAAACTAATTTTTGTTGCATTATCTAATATTGTTTATGTAATCAAATGCTTCTTCAAATTCTATTGTATATTCTATTAGTTTATCGTTAACAGATGTTTTAAATGCTATTGATGATTTTTTAACTTTTACTGGTACAACCTCATCTGCTTCTGTTACTTTGTTTATTCTTGAGAGCCATACATATTCACTTAATAAAAGTTCTTCAAAGAAATTATTAGCACTTTGAGAATAGTAACCACTACTTAAAGTAAAACTTTGTTTAGCAGTTGTGTTAAATGTTCTGTTGGGTGCATTTGATATAGAATAAGTAGCTGGGTTATTTGAATTTGGGTATGTTAATATATTTGCTTTATAACCCTCATTTCTTCTTGCAAGTGTTTTAGTTTCTTTTAAGAAAAACCATAAGTCTTGTTGAACACCATATCTATTTATAAATATTATTTTTCTACCACTACCATATTTAGTACAATCAATTCTAAATATTTTACTATCATAAGCACCACCTATTGATGTTGCACTACCACTTACACTAATAACAGAAATAGTACCACTTGCTATTTGTGGTACTTTAGTAATCCCAATAGTAGTTGGTAAAAATAATTGTACTTCATCTTCTGTTGTATTTTTTGATATGAAATATGCAGAAGTTGGTAATAATGGGTTTGTGTTTTCTTCAAAATATCCGTATGCTTCAAAACCTACATCTGTAAAAGTAGTTGCTGAACCTACAACTGAACCAGTAGCATCAAACCCACTATAATTTGTTAGTGTAGTAGTTATTGCTATTGTTTGTGGTACGTAATTACTGGCATAAGTTATATCTAAATAATCTCTTGCAAGTTCTGATATATCAAAATTTACTGTTGTGTTTTTTCTTACGTTTTTAATTAATGTATATCTTAAAGTTCCATCAATAGTAATTTGACATACAGTAGATGCTACACCAGCAGATGGTATTTCTTTATATTTAAATTGTGGACTGCGTAAAGCTATATTTGCCATATTTATAAATCTTTTATTTCATTTTTTATATCTGATACAAACCCATTCTCAAAGTCTGTTAGATATTTGTTTATTCCTTTCTCAAATGGTTTACTAAAGAAATTAGTTGCTTTTAATCCTTTTTCAAATATGCTTCTTGCTATTAAATACTTTAAAGTTTTTCTTGATAGAAACCTACCCTTTTTATCTCTTGGTGCTATTTTTCTTTTTATTACCCATTGGTCAAATACTCTTGTTGGTGGCATTTTATTTGTATATTTAAAAGGAGATTTTGCACTTTGTGAATAAACAGACTTTGAACCTTTAACACCTTGATCTTGAAAAGTACCATAATCCTCCATTAAAAACTTTACCAATATATCGTAATCATCTTCAACTATTTCATAAGCAAGTGAATTATACAATTCCCCTCCACCATTTTTATTTTTAGTTAAATTAGTACGTGATTGTTGAATCACATATTTTGCGTATCTATTAGCTGCTATTTCTAAATTAGTAAAGTCCATTAGCAGATAGTTATATCATTCCAAATTAATACTTCCATAGTACAAGACCACCCAGCTAACATATTTTCAAACCTATCATAAAAAGGTTCACAACTTGGGTTACCCTCAAGCTGGTACATATCTTTATGCAGTTGACCTTTACGTAAGTTTTGAATCAATTTATTTAATACCCCTAACTGTGTGTTAAGTATATCTTGTTCGTTGTTGTTACCTACAAATCTATCAAGTGTTAATTCTTTTGATTGGTCTACAATATCTGCTGCAATTACTGTAATACTAAATCTTAATACTTGTTCTTCTGCTACTACACTATTAACTATGATATGACCTAAAGGAAATATATCTTGCTTGTTGAGGTTTACATCTGTAATATCTCCAGTAGAAACAGTATTGATATTTACATCTGCAAGTAGTTGTTCTTTGATAGTTTCTGTTAATTGATAAAAACCTCTTATTCCTTGATTGCTCATTTGTTATATGTTTTATATTTTACTAAACCAAAAGCAATACTTATTACAATAAGTGTGTAGATATTTATATGGCTTTCTCCACAAGTTCCTAATATGTGTTCAATACTTTCAATCATTTGAATTTCTTTTTAATTTGTTTAGCTTCCATTTCGCTTTTGTCTTTCATAAATGATAACATCATAAAACATTCGTGTACTCCTAATTTAGTGATATTTTCAAATCTTCTAATATCTCCTTGAGCAAGGGCAAAGATTGATTGATACCATCCCCATTTTCTCCCAAAATTTGCTTGTGCGTTAAGTTCTGTTCCTCCTCCGTTTCCAAATAATTCATCATAGTTTTGGACAAGTCTATCCCTAAATTGTAAAAAAAAAATATAGCACCGAATACTATGTCCAAAGGTATTTCATCTAATGGCTTTTCTGCATCTGTATCATATTCCTTTATAGTGTACTTGTCTTTTATCTTATCCTTTATTGGTCTGTATAGAACATTCATAGCTACGTGCATCTGATCCCAGTTGCCAATGTAGGTATCTAAATCTACATATTCCCCTAATGATATATCTTCCAGCTTTGGTATAAACCCATATTCAACATCTCCTAATTTAAACGTTTCTGTTAACTGTGGTTTCTCCTCAAATACATTGTTTAGTATTTCTATTATTTTATCTGTATCTGATAACCTTAATTGTCTTACTGTTTGTGCATCAATGTTGCAGAATATCTCTATCATCTTGAATCTTAAAAAAGCATCATCTGTATTTGTTTCTTGTATCTTTAGAAACTTCTGATACTGCTTTAGTGTAATCTCTGATAAAGTATTTGGTACTGTTAATTCCATTTTCATATCTATATAACGTTTTTATTTAACTATTTTATAGTAGTAAAGATAATAAAAAAAANGNAGNCATTTCTGNCTNCCCTTTTCCTATCATAAAAAAACTACTAACTAACTATCTCATACTACTTTCAAAACATTTACCACAACAGTATTGTTTATCTTCTTGCATCTCTGCACCACATTCGTAACACTCATATTCTGCTTGTTCGTGTGGGTTTAAAAAATCATCCCAACTCATATCCCTAAAAGTATTGATGCTAATACCCTACCTAAAAAATAGAATAACGCAAACATTAATAAATACTTTGTAAATTTCTTGAATTTCTTACCAGCTTTTGCTGAATTACTTTGTTTCATCTTATTATGTTTTTAATTTGTACTACATCTACTGTGCCATATTTCTTATGGACTTTTTTTAAATAGGCTTCTGCACTATCTATTTCTTCTTGACTGTTAGAATACATATATGTATGCAACTGGTCTTGTATTTCTGTTAGTTCTGTTTTCATAATGTTTAATTATAATATTGAAATTTTGCTCAAACCATATTTTATTTTTTGAATCCCTATATACTTCGCATTAATTACGTGCAATTTTATTTGTAGTGGGATAAAGCTATACATAAGTGTATTACTTTTTTCAGCTTTGTTATCTCTATCACATATTACTGGATATTATTTCAACCCATTAATTCTTATTTATTTATCATCACTTTCACAGAAGCGTTTAGCAAAATCTCAATATTTCAAATAACTTATTTAATTATATCGCAATATATAACCTTTTTAGTTATAAACAAAATTATTGATAACTTTTTTTAAGAAATATAATAACTACCCCTATTAGGGTTTTGTAATTGGTATGAAACAGAATACCTAATTGCATCTATAATATGGTTGAATTTATCTTGTGGTGTTTTACTTTTCTTTTCTAACCAGGAATAGTTGTTTAGTTCTTTTATTAAGTTGATACTGTTTTCTTCTATTACTAAATCATAATCTTGTAATAAAGATATTCCATAGGTTATAGATCCAGCACCTTTAATTGATGCAACAACATTACACCCCTTTGCTTTTATTTCGTGAATCAATCTTGGTTCAGCACTATCTCCTACTATTAAATTGTTTTTAGCGTGTTTTAAGTTCAGTTCAGCTATTTGTGATGTAGTAAGTCCTTTCAAGTAAAAACATTCCTTTAAATAGATTATTTTGTTTGTAGTATCTATATTGGTTTCTACTAAAGTATTTTCATCACTTGCAAAACCATAATCTTGACCAAAGACTGATACCCCTACTTTTTTAAATTCTCCTATCTTCCAATTAGTAAATATTACACCCTCTGCTTTTTCTAACCAACCACCAAGCATTTGATGTTTGTATTTATTTGGTCTACGTATTTTAATGTTCTCTATCTGCTCTAAATAACTTTTTGATAGGTTTTCTACATTATCTAAATAAGTAGTGTGTATGTACGTTGTATTGCCTTTTGTGATGTTACTACCAGCTTGTACTCCTTTATCTTGAAAGAATCTGTTGTATATCCAATGTTCTTTTGTAACTGGGTTTAATATAAGTATAACCCTATTTTTGTTTTTTAGGTTTCTAACTGATAGATCTATTTTGTCAAATATGTTTTCATCTGTAAGTTCTTCTGCTTCATCCATTACCCAAGTAGATATATTGGTAAGTGATTTTAGGTTTGCAGTTTGATCACCACTTGATGTTTTGATGCCTTTGAATATTATCTTACTTCCAGATAGCTTATTTATTATTTCGTTTTTAGTTATATAGAAATGGTCTTGTAGTTCAAGTGTTTCTATTTTGTCTAAAAATTCTGGTATAATAGATATGTATGCAGATGATAAAGTAAACCTTGTAAATAGAATTGTATGCCCAGCTTCAAATGTTAAAAGCAAAAGCAATAGGTTAATTGAATAAGACTTACCAGAACCCCTACCACCAGTTACAATAAAATATCTTGCATCAGATGTTTTTATTGGTTCGTACTTTGGGTTTACATCTATCACTTAAACCTTATAATGTCTTTAAAGTTTATATTGAAACCCTCACTTGAATTTATATCTACTGATTCTTTTGGTTTACCATATCTATAACCAAAGTATAATGACATAGCACGTGAATCACCTTTAAATATTTGTTTGCCTAATGTTTTAATTACCTCATCATTATCAATTAGGTTATCTAATTTTTCTATTAGTTTAAGTTCATCAGCTTTCTTTGGTCTACCAGCACCCTCCCTTGCACCTCCGTTGTTTTTTCTTTTATCCATATTGAAAGTATTTTGTTTATTCAATTATATAACGTATTAAATCTTTGTTTTTAGTTTAAGTAACTTTTTAAATAGTTCTTTTCTTATTTTACCTTTAGGTAGTTTATCAATAAGTTGTTGTATTCTTTGTATTTGTTTTTTCATATCAAAAGTCTAAAGTTAATGTTACTATAAATAAATATAGTTTTATAGTTCTATAATTATATTCTTCTGTTGCTTGTAAAAATTCCCACCCTAACATAAATCTATCGTGTGGGTAGTGCAGTTGTATTTCTAATTCCCAATCCATATTTTATTTTTTTTTGTTCGTTTATGTATTTAAATCTTTCTGTAATTGTCATCATTCTTAAAATCTTCTCATCTACTTTTTTTGCCATATCTATTTTTTTAATCCTTTAAATATATGTTTAACTATGTCAACAGTCCAACCATCTCCAATTAAATCTCCAGCTTTCTTTTGATTAACAATAGATGTATATCCTTTTGGGATGTTATGTAGTTTTTCCATTTCATTTTGATTAACAGTCCTTATGTTGTCATTCCATAAAAAGTTTTTATTATCATAAATAATAGTCAACATTCCAGTTGTTTCATTTCTATTTTTTAAATACTTGTTAGTGCTGTATTTCTCACTTATACTTCCAGTATTAGTATTTAATGATGTATGTTTTCTTTTGTCTGTATATCCACTATCTAAAATACTTTGTAATGTTGTTAATGTATCTTTAGGTTGTTGTATTTGACTTATTAGTCTACCAGTTAAATCATAACTAAAAGGTGGTATGTTTGTCCAATACAATCTATCTCTTAATGCTCCACTAACTAAACTACCACATAGTCTAACTGGTTCACAATTTAATTCATTACATATAAACCAATAATTATAATCACTCATTATTACATTTTCAAGTAAAAAATATGTAGGATCACATTCTTTCAAAAGTCTTATGTACTCAAAAAATAAACTGCTTTTTTCTCCATCAACACCTTTTCTTTCTTTATTTGCCCTACTAAAATCTTGGCAAGGGCTTCCACCTATCAATAAATCTATTTTTGGTAAGTCTTTTGCTTTTATTTTAGTTACATCTCCTAATTGTATAGTGTTAGGATAATTGTGTTGTGTTACTTCTATTGCTGATTTTTTTATTTCTGATGCAAAATATTTGTTTACTTTAATTCCTAATTTATCAAGGGCTATTTGTCCACAAGACATTCCATCAAATAATGATAATACATTCATCATCTTAAACTTGCTCTTGCATCAGCTACTGTTGGTTCACCAATAATTATATCGTATACTTCTTCACGTTGTTCTTCTTTGCGTTTCCATTCAAAAGACTTTAATACAAGTTCTGCACGTTCATCATATACCTTTTTATCTTCATCTGATAGTTTTCTATATGCAGTTTCGTTTTTGGTTAGTTCGTACCCTAAATTTTTAGGTATTTTTAAAGCCAATAAATCGTTATACTTTTCTTTTAGTCTGTTGTATTGTTCTACATCTTTATAGTATGTATCTACTTGTTGACCTAATACTTCTATTCTATATATTTCGTATAAGTTTGATAGATGTTTATTTTTCATTAGTTCATCAAATAGGTTTTTTCTTGCGTGTAATACTGTTGCGTGATCCCTATCTACTATTTTGCCTATTTTTTCTAATGACCAGCTTGTAGTATCAGTTGCTAATTTAAAGTACAATGCTCTAAACAATACTACTTCTGCTTTCCTTGACCTTGTGCTTACATCATATCCACTATGTTTATCTACATAGCTTTTTATTCTATTTAGTTCTATTTCGTGTTTCATATTATATTTTTTCTAATTCTTTTTGATATGTTTTTGATGCTTCTATTTCATCAGTAAAATATCCTAAATGTTTTATTTTTTTATTTATTTGTATTGCACTTTGCCATTTTTTTTGTCTTTTATTCCAACAAACCCCAGTATATTTTGATGTTTTATTTTTTTTATCTTTTGATGAATTTTCTCTTTGTGTTATTAATTGTAAATTATAAAGTTTATTATTTTTTTTATTATTATCTATATGGTCTACAACTACTTTATAACCACAAGGTTTATGATTTAAAAATGCCATAGCAACTAATTGATATACTTTAAAATTATCATATCTTATACCATTTTGGCTTAAATTAACTGCAAGTCTACCTCGTTTATTTATTTTTAACTTTAAGTTTTTAATTTTTTTTGTTCTATTATAATTTAAACTTCTTACATTCCCTAAATTACTTACTTGATAATTTTTAAATTTAGGTATATCTTTCCAAATTTCTATTCCTAATCTACTTAATAGTTTTTCTTTCATTCTGTTCTTAATTTTAAAATAATTCTGTTTGTTTAATATTTGATTTTCTTATAATTCCTAATGCAGTTTCAAAGATAGTTTTACCAGCTTCATAATCTACCAGGTTTCTACCTATTTTTAAAATTAATTGTTTTCCTTTGTATTTTGTAAAATCGTAATCGTGAAAACTATTGTAATGCTTTAAACTTTCTGAATTAGTTTTAGCTTCTTTAAGTTTTCCACCTCTATTAGATAAGCTATTTGGTAAATTAAAATTAGTCCAATATAAATGCCTTCCTCTTTTCTTTGGGTTCAACATAGGTTCATAATAAGGTATAACATTCTCAACAACATACTTACCTTTAAAATGATAATCTAATAAAAGTATTTCTGAATACAAATTAAGATTAGGGTATGTTGGACTTTTGCCATTAGCACCTATTGCCCAATACCTTGCTCTACTATGTGTTGGACAAGGTGGACTTGACCATATAAAATCAAACTCCTGGTAATGGTCTAATAAATATTGGTGTGCATCTGCAACTATTACTGTATCATTAGGAAAACGTTCTTGGTATAGTTTAGCAAGTTCTTCATCCCATTCAACTGCTACAACTTCAATATCTTCTTTTACTTCGTTCCACTTGTATCGGTTACCACCTAAACAAGCATATAGGTTTAGTATCTTCAATTCGTTCTTAATTTTAAAAGGTTGTAGCACTCTATATATTTTTGTTTTGCTTTTCCTTTATATTGTTCTTTAAATAATTCGTATAACTTTTTTGTGTATTGGTATTTTGTTTGGCAATCTTCAAAATACTTTTGTGCAAACCTTACACCTTTACCTTTAAAGTAGTTTACATTATCAGCAGTATCTCCTACAATCATTTGTTCATAGAAATTATACAATGCTTCATCTTCTGAAATGTCTAATACTTCTTTGTGCTTATAGTGATAGTTGTATATTAAAGCTGGGAATTGTTTGTAGTCTTTATCTATTGAAACTATCATTACTTCATCCCTACCTAATTCATCGGTTAGTTGTTTCCAGTACCTCGCAACCATATCATCAGTTTCAATACCATAACCATATACTGAATCATAATGTTCTTTTACGAATTTGTGCATTTCATTTAGCAATGGTGGTAACTCTTGTTTTTTTCTATTGGCTTTATAATCGTTTGTTATAAGTTTTCTAAAGTTGCCCTTTGATCCACTAAAGGTTATTACCTTATCTATTTGGTACATTTCTTCAAGGTGGTTTACTATTGACATATATTGCTCATCAAACTTTGCCCTTGCATCTTCTATATCTGTATAGTATTTTTCATCTTCTGGGTGTTCACGTTTCTTATAACAAGCAGCGAATATTAAACTATCTGCA